GGAAAACACAATATCTAAGCTAAGTTCTCATCCTGATGAACTCGTACCTATTGAAATAGTAAAGAATTGGTGTTATGCCAGAAGAAATCAAGATCCTGAACAGTTGACTAAAACCATGGGAGACAATGGCTGGATGTTTTGGTATCAGGTATCTTTAAGAGGATTCATGAAATTAGATATAGTAGATACCATGGACAAGTTTATAGAAGATAAAACAGTGACTGTTGAAGGTGAGATGGTGGTAAAGCTAGGACAAGGAACATCAATTATCGAAAAAGGAACTGCGCCTTTAGTTATGGCCTTTCCATACTCTGATGCTGGTCAAAGATCCCCAAATGATCACCTCAAAGACCATTCAAAGCAAGCACTCAGATGTATCAAAAAGCATGGTTGGGACTCATTATTGGATCAAAAGATAAATTACAGAGACGATTTTAAGTGTTATATAAAAGGAAAATTTAAAGAAGATGAAAACAAACCTATGGGACGAATTTTTGGGATGGTTCCTACCAATCATAGATGCTATAACTCCATCCTTGAAAAAGTAGTCTATACCAACATTCTGTCAATGTATCCTGAGGTGACAGTAGGTGACTCAGCAACGGAAGCTATCGACAAGATGGTCGATATAGGCATAAGGATGCAGAGTGAAAAAGGTGCACTTCTCTTTACAGATTTTTCTGCATTTTGTACAACAATTACTCCCCTAAACTTCTACCTGTTCTGTAGAATCCTAGATGAATTCTTCGATGTTCCCGGATACTTCCTTGCTGGTCAATTGATGTTTGCCTTAGCCCAAGTTGACTGTTATGGTCAGACAGTTAAGATGTCCGGGTCATTTGAGGGATTTTTTGGAAAATTCTGGACTTGGGCTATGTGTAGCACTGTGAATTCGTGTGCATGGGATCTAAATGTATTCTGTACTTTTATTATGCAAGGAGATAATCAAGATATTTATGTCTCCAGAAACAGATCATCATCTAAAACAAATGATTTTCAGGCTGCAGAAATGTTGAAGAATAAGTATTCTGACTTAGTAGCTATTATGGGTATGACATTAAAGAAGGAAGAAACAACGATTTCTAATACTATCGTGAATTATGGGAAAAGAATTATAATGAAAGGTACTGCATGCCCACTATATGTAAAGAAAGCCATCAGTGTATCCCCTGATCCTGAGGGGCTACAAGTATGTTTAGTATCCTCTATTAATTCTTTGAGCTCGAGTATCTCAACTGCAACTAAGGAATGCCACTCAGTAATGAGATCTTGTCAGCTATATGCAGCATGGTGTGAGATGCTTGCTGCAGCATTTGCAATGATAGAAACAATGAACTTGGAAATGGAAGGAAATGTATCGATTAATAAGTTATTGCGAATTATGCTTTTTTACAAGGGAGAATTCCATGGAATATCCACTTTTGACCCTTCGTACTGCTATGTTTCTGGTGATAGAGATCGACTTACCTCTCAGTTGGAGATGTTATATATCATGGAAAGTGTTAGAGAAGATAAAATATTTGGAGATGTCCCTACTCCAAAGATCCAAATAAACAAGAATTTCACTCTGAGTCATCTCATAGAGGATGTAACTGCTATTCCTACTAAGAAAATGAGCACTACAAAATCGGAATTTTCAAGGATGGTAGCTATTGAAGAGGCAGATCTACTTTGGACACAACGTATGAGAGGACTACAAGAGGACTATTCTGATCTGACAAAGACTCTTGTGACATTTATGTCCTCGTCGTCAAAAATAAACCTGAAGGCATTGCATATGATCCATGAAAGCATGAATGCAACAAGAAATAAAGTCATTGCTGATAAGACCCTAAAATCCACTTCATGGATCAGGGACGGTTCTACTTCTATAATTCAGGCACAGAGAAGTGGCAAAGGAGAACTCCAAAAGACATCAGATATAGATTGTTCGTCAATATTCCTAAGCATTATCAGGAAACAGATTGAGTATTTGAGTGGAATGAATGAAGAGATCCCTTGGGTAGTAGACCCGATCACCAAAGTGACAAATAGATATAAAACTGCAGTATATCTAAGAAGTCTTTGGAAGATCGAGATTACAGGGATCACCCATGCTGATCCTAGAGAGCTTCTAAAGCCTGTAACCATAAATAATATCACAGATCAGACATTTATTATAAGGCCATTGAGAGCAAGTTGGGATCTGGAAAAGCTAGACACTTTGATAGGTTATAAAGGCTCAAGTACTACCTCTCTGTTTAGAATTAACGAGAAATTAATAGATAAGAAAATGAATGATGAAAGTAAAAGAGGCCTACAACTTATTCAGCTTGCATTTTTCTCTGAAAATGCGGAAACGTGTGACGAAATCTTGAATCTTGTAGATGGGGTGGATAAGGTGAAACTAATGGAGATTTATAAAGGATCTACACGCCATGGGAAAATTACTCACAGGCTCTCTCTAAAGTCTAATAAAACTATATTAGGTACATTCGATAGCATTGGTAGATTCTTTGACTTGATTCAAAGTACTGAGGCTGGTATGCACAAATTGGCTGATGGAGATGTTAATATCAATTTTGCTCATCAATTTATTTATGCTATACAGTATGTTCAAGAACATGGGGAAAATAGGGACTATTTATTTTCAATTGATGACCAACCAGGAAAGTATTGGGAGATAGTAGATAATAACTTCTGGAAGGGAAACCTTCCTTTACTCCCTAAAGTACGAATCCAAGAAAATCTTATACGATCCGAAGATTATGTACCATTAAGGCCCCATGAACAATATCTTCAACTTTCTGGTGGTTTTTGTTGGAAAGAAGCTCCTAAATTAAGCAAGCTCAGTACTGTTAAGAAGCTTAATCTAGAGGAGCTTGTTAAGGGATTCACCCTAAGATGCAAGGCTAGTGGCCTTACATCAAAATGTCCTCAATTAATTGACGAATGCATTAAATTTGGATTAAAATTCAACACCATTGCACAATGGGACCATTGCAGAAGTCTGCTCGCAAAGCACGACATGTGGCTCCCTATAGAATTCCCATTATCTACCAATTCAAGGTCTACACCCCTTGCAGCATTCGCTTTGAAGATGTTTTGCGAATGGAAACATAGCCCAGATGAAATTCATAAGGTGTTGATACCTATAGATTTAGCATCACGGATCAAATCATGGGGAAAGATAGGAAAAACTGACTACTTTGCAAATGTTGTAACAGTTGACTATAGTCAGATGCTAGAATTTGACTGTCTTTTCAGTGAGGGTCATCTTGAAGATGGTCCAAAGATTGAGTTAAATCAAGATAATGCAATGCAAGTTATGAGGCTTTCAAAGCTTATAGGATCTTCCACTCGATTTGCAAATTTCAAACCTCTAGAATCATTTAGAAAGATAATTTCTCTCGGAGATGGAACTGGTCAGATCACTGGAAAAGTCGCTGGTCCAGCTGCTGAGGTGTGGTACTATACACTGAATAGAAGAGGCAGGGAAGGCAGTAATCTTGAGAATCTTAGGGTACCAGGGTTCAGAGACGATATGGTATTAAAGAATCCCATGGATTTACTATTCAGAGATTGTAATCTTTTGAATCCCTCTTTTGACGAAATGTTACCTCCTGTTGGAAATGACAAATGGTTAGTAGTCTTTGATGCGGAAGCCAATGATAACAACACAAATGAACGGTTGTGGAAGAAGGCGTTAGAAATAAGACAACGATATAATGCTACGTTCATAGGTAAGCCATATTATCCAAATGCAGAAATTCCTCTTCCACTGGTTAATATCAATGAGATAAAGGCATTTGGAAAAGAACATGGTATCTATTATACAGATATGAAGTACCAAGTAAATTCAAAACTCATACCTGTCAGTCAAAACCTAAAATACTATTATTATATCAATAGGATTAACCAACGAGGACCCTTAGGACTTACTCCATCTTTTGCTAGCTGCTTACTAACTTCTTCAGAAATCAACAAAATGATAAGAGGTCAATTGAGAGATAATTGGGCAAGTCTGGTTGCACGAAAACAAAAAGGACGTATGAGAAAGCTCATCAATGGTCTTATAATGTCCGTCCATTGTCGATCATGCAGGTGGGTAGCAAGTGTCTCAGAAAGAGGAATTGTCGGATTAGATATCTACGACACAGATAAATTTACGGAGGTTACTAGAGAAGATAAACAAGGAAATGTATTTAGATTCTGGAAGGGAGAGGAGGCCATTATTTCTAAATCCTACGGTACTATCTCCACTGAAGGGATTATTATTGAGGGAAGTATTAGAAATATGGAGAAGTACGCAGATATTATGACAACAACGATGTGGAAAGATGAATGGAGGGTAGCACCTCAAAGATGGGAAGACATGATTGAGATGGCTGAAGATAATGACCAGCTGGAAGAAGATTATACCCAGGTCCTGTTACAAAAATGGACAGCCTATGTTAACAGTGGCCAAGAAGGTATGGATGAAGAACAGGAGAATGATATGGCAGCTAACTGGGATGACGACGAGGAGATTGACTTCCCTGAATTGAAACCATCACATTAAGCGGACTTGGCTCTTAACATCAAAAAACCTCCAAATTTGGCACATGAGACATTACATGAGACGATTGTATTGTTTTCACTATGAATGATCTCGTAGTCAATACACATATTCTTT